AATTCAGGAAATGAGTAAGTTTGATTTTGGTGCAAATGGACTTGGTACAAAGAACTTTGCTGCCGGTGGCGTTGTTACTGCGCCTACTCATGCGCTGATTGGTGAAAAATCTTATCCTGAAGCGGTACTGCCTCTGCGCAGCAGTGTATTGCAAAAGATAACCAGTTTTTTGTTTGATGGTGTGGACTTTGGAGCTTCTTCAGGTGATGGTGCCAATGTTGAAATAATTAATTATGGTGATATTAATACCGGTGCTGATTACGATACCTTTATGGAGGACATTCAATATTCTTTGGCTATGGGTGTGCGGGGGTGATAAAGTGACGATCATAAGACGTGAATATTTTCCTGTACGTAAGCAGGTAAAGCCTACAGAACAGCTTATTATCAATGGAACTGCCCTGCCATATGCCTACAGCTTTGACGGTGCTGCTGATATCACTGTGCGCGCTAAAAGCGAAAAGCGCGGCTACAGTCACGGCAGCACTATTTCAGGTGATGGCTTTATTGACGGTAAAAAAATTACTTTAGGCTTTGTTATTGAAGGCAGTACACCAGCTGAACACGATGCCAAGCTTAACGATCTGTATCAGCTGATGTATCAGCGTGATTATCAGCTGCAATCAGGCAGCGGGCGTGGGTACTATAATATTGCCTGCATGGCCAGCACTAAAGAAAAATGGGTGGACAGTTTCAAAGGGACTAAAGGTGAGGTTGATATAACGCTGCTTTTATCTGACCCGTTCCGCTATGACAGCGCTGAATCTGAACTGGTTACAGAATTTGCAATAGCTGCTAAAGATGCCCAAATTGTTATCAGCAATGGCGGTAGCGTTGAAACGCCGCTGACTATTGAATTAATACCGCTTACAACGATGAATGACGTAACTATCACGCATGTTGAAAGTGGGTATAGTATGCGCGTAGCGGATACGCTTTTGACTAAACCGGCAACGCTTATTGTTGATACTAAAGCCGGTACGGTACGCCGTGGGACCTATAATGCTATTAACGCTTTCAGCGGCCAGTTTCTGACCGCAAGACCGGGTGAAAATACTTATTTGTTTAACGGTGCTGCCGGTACAGTAAAAATCCGCTGGCGTAACAGGTGGCTGGCATGAATCTGCGTTTTGGCAATAAACTTTTTGGACGTTATATTTGGGCAGCGTCTGTAAAAAAGCAAAGCGGGCCAGGGCCGGGGCCTGACCCTTCGGAAGTAAAATATATACCTGATTACGTTCAGGTTATTTTTTATAACAAAGATGGTACGAAAACGGCGATTTTTTCAAGGGATACTGAAAATAATCCGTTTAATAAAATCGAGTTTGAAAATATTAAAACAGGCTGCGGCAGCGCAACGCTCAATTTCAAACAGTTTCCAAGTTTTGCAGAAATAAGCTATGGACAGCGGATTGATATTTATTTGTTTGCAGATAAGCGGCCGTGGTACAGCGGGCATGTTTTAACGCGTCCTGACAGCGGCGGTACTGGAACAGACTATAAAATAACCTGTTATGGCTATTTTGATAAGCTGGAAAAGGTGCTTATTTTTGGCACTTATGAGAATCAGGAGATTGCTGATATTGTGCGTAATATTTGTCGGCAGGTTGAAGCTAAGACTGGTATTGTTTATAACGACAACAAAATATATGACGTTGACTATGATATTAAGAAAATCGTTTTTGACGGTGTGAGTGCTAAGGAAGCGCTGGAACAGCTTTCAGAGTTTGCAACAGATTTTGTTTATGGCGTTGATGAATACCGGGAATTTTTCTTCAGGCCGCGTGTTGATGAGATCAATGAAGAAGCACGCTTTTGGGTAGGGCAGCATATGGACGGATTTGAGCCGACACAAAGCATTGATAAGATCGTAAATTACGCTCGTATCAAAGGTGCGGCCATTGACGGTGAGGGTGAGAGCTGGTTGGCTACTGTAGAGGATAAAGAAAGCCAAGACTTATACGGCGTATCTGAAGAAGTTTGGACGCTGCCAACCGCTTATACTGCTGCTGATGCTGAGCGCTGGGGACAGTCTGAATTGGCAAAATACAAGAATCCTGTTCTTTCTGCTAAAGCAACAGGTGTTAAGCTGAAATATCCTAAGCCGGACGGTGTTTTTTGGGTACGGCGTTTATCTACAGATGGGCAGGCGCTTATAACTGACAAGGAAGGTAAAGAACGTAAGTATCCAATAACCAAGTTAAAATATACGATCAGCGGTGAAAAGGGTATTGATTTTTCTATGGAGTTGGGCGAGCCTCCGTATCCGCCTACGGCAAAGTATTTGCTGGATATTGAGCGGAATGCCCGCAATAATGAACTTTTACAGCAGGCTGCTAATACGCAGCTTGTCAAATAATATGAAAAGGATGTGATGATATGGCAGCTCCAAGTAATATACGGATAAATCCGTTTATAGGTGACGGTGGGACGACTAATTATGTGAATTTTATAGAAAAACATATTGTTCCAGCAGTTAGTCCGTTTGTTATACGGCTTAACGAAGTTCCGGAAAAGCAAGATCCCAGTAATATAAAGGTCGAGTATATTGACGGAAATGCAACAGGAGAGCCAACGGGAGTTACTTTGACAGAAGTTGCTGCAACACCGGGTGCGGGTGAATATCGGTTAGACTATTCGACTAATGCAGTTGGTGACAAAGAATGGAACACCGGCTTAATTGAGTTTTCCAGCTCAGATGCTACCAATGTCGTTCAGATAAGTTATACCGGTACGGGGACACTTGCTGGCGTAAAGAATAATCGTTTTCCGTCGTGGTGGCTTGATCGTGGTGATTCCAGTGACGGAGATTTTGTACCTACTGGCAATACAACAATAAGTGGAGTAAAGCAATATAGAAGTGTTGTTATTCGTTCTGGCGTTACTGTAACGATTAGTGGTTATGCCATAATAAAATGCCAAGGGGTATTTATAAATCATGGTACGATAACTGCCAGTGGACAAGGCGCGCATGGTGGATCAGGTGGATATTATGCTAAAGATGCTACTGGCGAATATTATCCGAGTGCAGCCGGTGCTGGTGCGAGTGCTATAAGCGGCGTTGGAGGTGCAGGTGGGTCAAATCACGGTGCGGCCGGTGCTGGAGGCGGTTGTACAGCGTTTAATGTACCGTTGAACGGTCCTTCTGTTATTGAATTGACTATGTCTTTACGTGGATTCGGTTTTGGTGCTGGTGGTGGTGGTGGCGGATGCGGATTCAGTAATATTTCCAGGTATAGTGGAGGAGCTGGTGGTAGGGGCGGTGGTGCAATAGCAATAGTATCCACAAGCATCTATAATTCTGGTATTATTGCAGCAAATGGTGCTAACGGATACTCTACAGGAAATGATAAAGGAAGTGGTGGCGGCGGTGGTGGCGGGGGAATGGTAGCTATGATCGCTGATACAATAATGAATTATGGATCAGTTACTGCAGCAGGTGGAGCAGGAGGGAGTGGGAGAACTTCGGGCGCTGCAGGTGGAACTGGTATTGTATTTATTAAGGAACTAGGGGTAATGTAATTATGATCTGCGTATTAAATGATGATAACAAAATTATTAATATTCTAAATGTTGATATTACAACTGCTGATAATGAGCGCCATTATTATCCGTGGAATCGACTGTGGGAGCAATACACAGATGTTGAGCCGTTTGATTATGCTAAAAACAGATACATAAACGCAGCGGGAGCTGAATTTGCTAATCGTCGTGATGAAGTGCGTTGGATTGAATTTGCTGGTGTTACTTATGGCTTTGATTGTGCGCCTGAAGATATAACAAACTTTATGGCTGCGTATACGCCGCTTATGGTCAATCAAGATGGAGAAACCGGCTATAAGGTTTGGTTAGACAAAGATAAAAAAGGCCTTGTTATGCTCAACTATGCTGGCATGAAAAAAGCGTATGATACTGTTCGCAGTAGCCAACTGGCCGCTTATGCTTGGTATGAAGATATAAAAGCAAAGCTGATTGCTGTTACTGAAGCAGAAGGAAAAGAAAAGCTGGAAGAAGTTTTTCCGATAGGAGGCTGAATAATGGATTTGCAAACTGTGCTTAATGCTATGACACATGCTGGTAATAAAATTTTTGAATTATTTAGCTTTAAAATTTTAATGGCAGCAGTTTTAACATTGTTTTTGCACAAACATTTTATTTTGTTTATGGGATTTATTCTTTTGGTTTTTGTTGATTGTATAACCAAATGGGTTGCTATAAGTTATGAATTTTTAAAAGAAAAAGGTGTTGAAAATCCTTCTATTCTTGCATGTATAAAAGGCACCAAAACTGCACGAAAAGCAGGGAGAATAAATAGCAGGACAATGAAAGAACGTGGATTAGGAAAGATTGCAATTTATGTTATATGTGCTTTTGTTGCTGGCGTTGGAGATTTAATGATGCACATATTGAATACGCCTACATGGATGGTAAGCCTTGTTATTGGTTATATGGTAGTTACTGAAGTATTATCGGTAATTGAAAATTTAAGTGATGCAGGTGTTGATGTTTTGGATAAGCTTATCGGAAAACTGAAAGGACGGTTATAAAAATGTTAAAAGGCATTGATGTATCTGAAAACAATGGTTATGTAGATTGGAATGCAGTAAAAGCTGCTGGTATGGATTTTGCCATTATTCGGCTTGGTTTTGGAAATAGGCATTTGGATACTAATTTTTATGAAAATGTAAATGGAGCGTTGGCAGTTGGCCTGAAAATTGGCGTATATTATTATAGCTACGCTTTGGATGAAGCAGCGGCAAGATCAGAAGCTAGATATATGCTATATGTTTTAAAAGATGCGGGGCTGACAAAAGATAAGATTGAAATGGATTTATGGTTTGATATGGAAGATGCAGACGGTTATAAATCCGGAAATGGTATGCCTACGAATCAAACTATCACAAATATGTGCAGTGCTTTTATTGTTGCCTGCAATGAAGCTGGATATAGCTGTGGTATTTATGCCAATTTAGATTGGTTGGAAAATAAAATTTATACAGATCAGCTGGCGGATTATGTGCCTTATTGGGTGGCGCAATGGGGACGTAGCTGTGATTGGCCGAATGCCACAATGTGGCAGTTTACTGATAGCTATGACATAAACGGTAAGCTTTTTGACGGCAATTATTTATTCTGAAAATTGATAAAAGGGCATCGTTAAGATGCCCTTTATTTTTATGGAGGTATATTTGTGGAAAAGAAATATAAAGTTATTGTATTACTGTTATGCGTGGCTGCTTTTATTCTCGGTGGGCATGTACGTGGATGGTTGCACACCTGCCCAGTTGCAGAGCCGGAGATAAAGACAGAAGTAAAATATAAAACTGATACTAAAACAGAAATTGTTTATGTGCCTAAGTATATCTACCAAGACGGCAGCACAGAAAAAACAGATGTTGATGTAAATGTCGGTAAGCAGGAGCTGGCAGTGAAAGTAAATGGCAAAGATTTTGAAATAAAAAAGGCTGATGATGAAAAGTATATTTTTGATAAATATAAGCTGCAGTTGAAT